CCCCCCCTTTTAATCCTGCATCCGCTCTTCCTCCGTCATTGTAATTATAGTTCATTGTGTAGTAGTGTTGGTGTTGTTAGATTTATGTAACGTGTAACGTCATACGTTATGGTTTATGGTTTAAGCATTGATGTCTTGAAGGTAGTATTGTGTTACGTCAGCACCATAATTGTGAATAGCTTTAAGCTTCATTCCCAAGCAATGATAAGTTGTGATCTCAGCTAACTCAGTTTGCTTGAAGTCTTGCCAAGTCTTCTCATCATTTCCGATCAGCTTCCAAGCTGCCTCTTTTGTTATTTCTATGTTCATTGTAGTAGTGTTTTTGGTTTCTGTTAGTAATTCAATTTTAGCAAAGGTGATCTCCCATGCTTGCCCTTCCTAGTGTTCCTAATTGGTCGCAATAGGCTTTCCATTCATTTTGAAATTCTCCCTCTTGGAATTTATCCTCTAAGATGTCTTGAGCATCCCAATAAGCTTGTGACATTGTTGCAGCGTCCCAGCTTGCCCCGTTTGCCAGCTTATTCCTTACAGTGTTTTTGCGCCTCTCAAATTTCAAGATTGCAGCAATGGCTTTCTTGTTAGTAATTGAAGCATTTTTAATGTCTGCTTCAACTTCGCTTTTTAGTGTGATCCAATTCATGGTAGTAGTAGTGTTGGTTGTTTGTTTGTTTGGTTGCTTAGTAAGTCTCTACGCAAATACAAGTTGTGCCTGTTGGGCTTGTTCTGGTCATGGTGATTGACTCTACTTTTTCCTGTCTGTAGTTGTAGCAAAATGAATCAAATTCGCAGTGTGCAATATCGCTGTTAGTAATGAGATAGTCAGAAGTGTGCTTAGTTCCGTCTTGAAAAATAATAGTGTTTAGGTAAGTAGTCATGGTAGTAGTGGTTGGTAGTGGTTGTGCGGTTTCTCCCGCTGATGATTAAAACTTAGCCATAAGATTAATAAAAGGCTAGCACTAAATCAAAGCGATTACATTTCCCCTTATAGAATAAGGCTTTGCTGGGAATCTTTTTTTCACCAGTTGCCCCCCCAACTTGTGAAATTTTCATGTTAGATGCTCAACCTATGTAAAAATCTGTTCGCATTTCATTGCTCCCTTATACATGAAGAATCGCAAAAAGCACCCGCCCAAAGGCTTCGGAGGTCGCTCGTTTAAGTTATGAAAATCGTAACCATCTGGATCATATTCTTGCTTGTAAGTTGGCAAGGCAATGTGAACTTGATCCTTCAAACTTCTTTGCCCTTGTTCGCTGATAATTTCTTGAACTTGAGTTAATGCCCAGCGCTCATGAATGTGACCAGCTACCACAAGATCTGCTTGAGGTAAATATGTTGATCTCCTGTTAGCTTTGATCGTTCCCTTTGTTACAGGTCCTCCCCCTCCCGCTCCGTGATGATAAGCCATTTTTTGCGTGTGACTTCTGCCACCATAAATCCCCCTAAAGAAAACCCATCCACCGATTCCACCCGTAACAATGTTAGAGCCTCCAAATCTCATTCGCTCACAGAACCTTTCTATTACGTCTGTATCATTATTTCGGAGGTTAGAAATCTCATGGTTGCCTCTTGAAGCAAAGCAAAAATGATCCTTGTAAGGCTTCATCCAATCAGCGGATTTGTTTACTACTTGATCTAAGTAATTATCCTCATCCAAATCACGCCTCATTCCGCTACGGCTTCTACGTGGATCATAACGCCCTTGCATGAGGCAAAACAGATCACCAAAAGCCATGATTGGAGCATCTCGTTTTACAGCCTCGTCAAAATCACGCTTCAACAAATTAAGATCAGCATGAGCATTATCCCAGTGCCAATCTGAGGTTAAGAGAACGTATTGCTCCCATCCGTTTTCTACGGGTCTATCTGGCACGTTCATTGTGAGAAGTGCAACGTCATTCATTTTATTAATCTTCCAGTTTTTGCTCATAAGTTTAGTTTGTTTTTTAATTCTAAATTACGGCTTAAAATCTGTTTGTGTATCAAACGTGATACAAATATTAACATCAAAATTCTACTTCATCTCTAACATTAATTAATCTAACCTCCCACTTCATCGCCTTGCCTCCTCGTTTTACCTTTAGCTTTCTCCAGCCGTGAATGTGAACTTGCCAACCAGCCCTTAGAATTTGCTCTAGGTTCTCGCTGGCTAACATTTTTTTTAATCTAGCAGAAACTCCAGATCCAGAAGTTGTCTGGACTGCTAAAGTTTCCCCGTCTTTGATTGCCAGTATGTCGATGATGCCGTAAAGGTCATGTCTACGCTTCGTGAAGCTGCACCAACGCTCTACTACTTGAGCCGTGTAACCTTCGTCTCGTAGCATTTTTAAACTTCTTTGTGTAGGGCTACTCATAAAATTCTTTCGGCAATGCCTCTCTCCATTGCAACATCATTTGTCAGATATTTCAAGGCTAGTTGATTGTTAGATTTTAGAACTTCGTGAAAGTTTTTTCCTTCTACGCCTTCAAATTTGAGCATCTCTTTGCTAAAGATTCTTCCGCATCCTTCATCCTTTCCAAATAGCCCTAACTGCTTGCAAGCGTTCTCAGAACTACAGTAACTTGGGTAGCTATCCCCAAACATGTAAATCTGTGAAAGGTCAACAAACTGATCTGTTAGAAAGCCTCTTGTATTCACCACAGCATGAGGAACTAAAACACCAAGCTTCCAGCTTCTAACAATAATATGCCTTGGATCAAAACACTCCTTATTGTTAGATCCGCTCCAATAGCACCAAGGATTATGACTTGTCCTAAAGTATCCCCAAAACATTTCTAAAATTTCTTCTTCTGCAACTCCGCAAAGAACTTGCACTCCCCTAGATTGTGCCTTGTTTAATCCTATAGCGCAAATCTTGCTCGTATGAGGATCTAAGGCTGCCTTGTCTAACAAGGTTTGCTTGTATCCATTTTCTGCCAATTCAAGTTTGGCAGCAATCTTTTCGGGGTCTTTTAAATTCCCAAGCTTTACGTCATGCGGATTAAAGGGTTTTGCGTTTTGAAGAATTTCCTCATCTGAATAAGGAGCTGTCTCAATGTCAAAAATGTTAGTTTCCATGTTTTAATAAAATAATAACTCCCCGCCCTCATTGAACGAAAAAAACGAGAGCGGGGAGTTTGTTCTTTGTACACTACTACAAGAAATTAAAACGGCATGTCTTCCACTTCTTCGACATCTGCCGTAGGAGGTAAAGGCACATTCTCAAGACCGCTGCTTGTAGGGGCAGCAACCTTGTTAGCAATCCAATCTGGCAACTTGCCGAAAGATTCTGCATCATGGTTATAAGGATCATAAGTGACCAACTTTGCTTCTGGTTCAAGTTTTACTTTTCCTTCGTATGGCTCAACGTCTGCAATGTTAGCATAGATCTTTGTGCCGTCTGCGCTTGTCTGATGCTTGATTTTTAAAGTGCAAGGCACTCCAAGCAATTTGCTTATGTCAAAGCCTTGCAATTCTTCATGAGTAAACTCACGATCTCTCCAGCTTTCTAACAATAAACGCAAGGATGCTTTAGGTGCTAATGAGCAAGTAAATGTTCTGCTGATTTGCGCCCTTCCTTCCTGTGTTTCTCCGTCCTTTGTCCACTCTCTAACTATAGAGGGTATTTCCCAAGTAATAATAACTTGGTTCTTTACGCCATAAGATGTTTCTTGTTCGCCTATTCCCGCAACTGTAACACAAATTGCTTCATGTCTACCTTTTTCAATTGGTTCATACTCGTTACTCTTACTGCTGTTTTCTTTTATAATCATCGGTTTTTTTGTTTTTGTTGTTGATGCCTTTTAGCGTTTTGCTTTTCGGCTTGTCGCATCATTGCGATGCCCCAAGTTTTAGATTACTTTCGTGAAAAGATAAAGCTTCAAATAGCATTAAACAAAATAAAGCCATCACTGCCACTTTCTTTTTTACATGCAATCCACCATATAAGGCGCAAATCACTTGGTCTAAATTGGTTATGATTTGCGGATCACTTTCTACAGTAGCAAAAATAGGGACATCATCACCATAAGAGCAAACCATTACCACTCTATTATCCAATGAGATTTCTATCCCGTGAGGCTTGGGATTCATTGTTAGCTCTGGATCTTCTTCAGCCGTGTAAGAATACATTACCAGTGCTTGTGATTAGCCTCAAAATATTTTTCGTCTGCCTCTCGCTTTAAGTCCTCCAAGTTTTTTTTATTAACCTCGGAAAAGATCCAACTAACAAAAGCACAACAAAGACTAAAAATCATCAATGCGAATAAGAAATAAAGCCAAATTGTTACGGGTAGAGGCATATTAATATTTTGGTTTTCTGTTAGGAACTTGTCTTCCCCCAGCAATCATTTCAAAAGAAGAAAAAGACTGCATGAACTTGTCAGTAGTCATTTCCTCGCTTTCAGCTTCAATGATTTTAGGCTGAACATAAGCTGCGGGTCTGCTCCAAAATTCAGCAAGTCTTTCTTGCGGAGTTAGTTGCTCTCTTTCGCTGCTACATTTATGAGGCATGACTATTAAAATGCAAACAAAAAATCAAAGGTTGTTAGAGTATCATTCCCCTTCACGCCTATTCAAACTTTTGCTAAGTTTGTAAATGACTTCAGAAAGTTTTTCATAAGAAGCATTGTTTTCTAACCTTGCCAACCTCCTATCTTCCCGCTCATCTTTTAGAATTTCTTTTACTGTTTGTGTGTGTTCTTTATCTTGTGCTTTTAGATGCCATTGGAAAGTTCCAATCAAAATAAATAATGCTGCAAAGATCATGCCAAGCAAGCCCCCAGCTTCATTCCATGTATCAAGATCAAGTTGCACGTTTGCTAATTGTGTTAGGACTATCATATTCCAAGATGAGTTTCTATTTTTGTAAGGCGTTCTTCAACTGTTAGGGATTGTTTTGAGTCGTAATGCTCATTTACCAAAGACAAAAACCATTCCTTTTCGATCAAAGATCCGCAACAAGTTTTATTTGTTGTAGGATCATCACGATGAAAAAGAACGGTTTGATTGTCTGCTTTAAGGTGCATTTTTTTTAGCAGAATTGCAACTGTTAAAGCTGTTAGTTTAACTACTTCTAAGCCTCTCCCCGTTTTGGGATCATCGCTTTCGTAATTACCTAACATCTCGATTCCTATAGAATCTTTGTTAAAGCTCTTAGCGTGAACACCTCGCTTGTATAAACTGCTCAAACCAAAGATTGCTCTTTCGTCTGTAAACAAATGAGGTCCTGCACTCCAACCTAACACATTTTTATAGTAGTGTCTTAGGTTTTCTAAATGTTGCGTTTTCCAGCCGTTAGGGCGGTCTGCTAGATTGGGTGAATATGTATGGTGAACAGTAACCGATTTAGCCCAAGAGCTAAGAGGTATTTGCTCAATGTATAATTCAAACTGTGCAGGAATCCATGACTTACCTGTAAGCTCAAAGCCCATTACTTGCTAGTTGTTGGATCTACGAAAAACTTAATGCCTCCCTTTGCGCTGTATTCGGCTTCTAAGCCGTCTTGCATCTTGATCCCTATACTGAACGGCAAAGTGCCATTAGAACAGCTTACAAGCCCTAAAGAGATAAAAACGGATACGATAACTAACCCAACTCCACCCTTCATTTTCTCAATAAGAGGTTTAAAGTATTTAGCGATTGCCCAAGTAGCTGAAGTGACAACTGCTAGAGCAATCCATTCGATTGCTTCGCTTGCGCCTTCCATTGGCAATTCGTATTTTTCGACAATGTAAAAAACTGCAATAACGATGCAGTGCCTTGCGTATGATAATAGTGGATTCATAATTTTATTTTTGTTGTTAGAGTTATCTTCCTTTTTTGATTACTTTGCAATACCAGCCGTGAACATCAACTGTTAGGTCATCTGCTGAACTAAGAATAAATTGCGCTGGTCTTGTGATAGTGTTTGCGTTTCTCATGTAGATTCCATTGTATCTGTTCACCGCTACCGCTCCAGCGGTTTTATGCTCTTGATTAATCACAAAAGGAATTTCAAAAGTAGTTCCCCCTTGCCCAAGCTCAAGCAAGATTGAAAAGGTTTGGTTTACTGCAGAAGTTGTTACTTCCAAATCTAACCGAATATCAATCATGTCTCCGATATTTAATTCAGTAAAATCAAATCTGTTAGTTGAAGTGTTCCAAACATCAGTGACGGCTGTATCTGGTAAATTTTTGTAGGTTTCAACACCTGCCCCGTTATTGTTTAATGAAATCGGAGTTCCTCCTGTTAGAGATTGCGGGGCTAGTGTATTTCTGTAATCAAAAATGCCAAAATCCCATAAGTCTGTGATTCCGATTGTTGAAGATTCCATTTTTTGAACGCCCAATTCTGGAACGCCATTAGGAACGATAAATTTGTCTGCTGTTAATGCCATGTTTTTAGTCTGTGTTTAATGTTACTTGATCTCCAAATTCGTCTTCTTCTGCATCAATTAAAATGTTAGCTATTGGAGATTCGCTGTCTGATAAAGTGGTAGGTGCATCAACTCTAACAGAGATTGTAGCTCTTTGTCCAGTATCGCCCCCTGTAATGTTACATGATACAGAAAGCATTACTTCCTCTTCTAAAATGTCATGATCTGCTGGAAGAGTAAAACTAGAAGTTGTGCTGTTAAAGTTGTTAGATATTTGGATGAAGGTTTCTCCGTCTAACGAATACTCAACTAAATAGCTTATAGCCCCCACTGCAGCATCCCAAGAAAAGCTTACAAGCCTTGTAGCTTCGTTGTAGCTTGTTTGCTGTAGATTGGTGACAACAGGCGCAACTGGAATCGGATCTAAAGGCTCGTAATAAATAGGAGGGGCAGTTACTTCGTCTTTTCCAAATCTCCCAAAGTTTTCAACTACACATTCAATAGTCATTTTATCATAGCTGTTAGAAGTGACTTTGTTTATTTTGCACAAATAGCCGTCATCTTCTAAAGGTCCAAAAATGTAAATGGGGTTTTGATGTCTTTGTTCATCTATCGGAATAAGTAGAGGGTCTATCTGAACTAACGGATCTGCTAATTCAACTTTGTATTCTTCTCCCGCAACTGCCACCACCTCGAAAGGTCCATATGACTCACCATTCTTTTTTCTGAAGATAATTGTGTGTGTTGCTTCTATTGAGAAAACAGGAATTTCTGATAGAGTGAAGATTCGGTTATTCTCTATCGCACTTAAATATCCATCTTGCCCGTTTTCTGAAACATCAGTGCAAACTTTTATAACATCTCCATAGGTCAAAGCGATTCCAGAATAATCAGTTTCAAATTTAATTTGCTGTCTATTGTAATACTCACTTGCCCAAAGATAATTTGTTAGCTTCTGCGCTTGATCTCTATTTGTTACCCCAGAGAGATTTATGGTTTTTGGGCTTGATGCTGTTTGCGTTCCTATTGTGGCAACTACAGTTTCATTAGTCCAAGTCTCATGATCTAAATAGGTAGCCTTCAAGCCGTCATTAAGATCATTGTTCCAAATTCTTCTTGTTAGTTTTAAGCTTCCCTCAAGTATGTTTTCTCTGTTGAAAATTGCTATAGGAATATTGCTTGGAATGTCACGAATTACGCTGAGTTTTCCTCCTACCATTATCGGAGTGCATCGGCAGACAAAACAGCACATTTTAATAGCGTTCCAGACACTCATTGATTTGGTGAATGACCAATCAAAAGTTTCTCCAGCTTCTTTAGCTTGAGCTACCGCCAACCTAATTGCTGGAATATCCATAAGCTCTTGCTCCCGCCCTTCCATTCTGCCTCCCCAATCGCATCTTAAAATGCTTACCATAGCCCAAATTGGATTTCTAGTTTCATCTGGGGCATGGACAGAAGAACCTAACCAATTATCAGAAAAGTCTGAGGTAAGAACTAAAACGCTTCTTGTACATAAAACTGTAACCTTGTTAGCTTGCGTGTTTTGAGAGGCTAAAGTTTCCATTGAGAACCAAGGAAAATCATAATAAGATAAATTGGTATTGGCTGAAGTATCCACGTTTCCTCTGTAGCCTTTGCATAAATCCCAACTATAACTATTGTTGCCCTTGCCGTCTGTTATTGCGCCTCTTGTTCTAATGCCTCTTATCTCCCATCTTGCAGCATAAGGGGCATTTGCATAGAGAGTAAATCTTTGGGCTTGTGCGGTTCGGAAGCTTCTTGAATAGCTTAAAAGGGTTACCCAATCTCCAACTGGATTACTGTTGTTATCAATTTCTCTTATCTCAAATCTAACACCAAATCCTACAGAGCGCATCTTGCCCTCTTTGTTCATTCTGTATCCACCATTTGGCAAACTTATATCATTTGCGATTTGTTGAACTGTAGTGTTAGGCGGGTTTATCTTGAAAGGTCCTACATAGCCAGTATAACCTTTTTGGTTAGACGCTATCATTTGTATGTTGTTTACCTGTCTGCAAATACTTATATTATTATGACCATGACGAGTAAGCCTTGAGTTTGGACTGTTACCAAAATTCCCAAGTGAATCATATAAAACATTAGCGTTATCCTCTGTTCTTGCATCATCTAACAGGACAACTTCTTGCTCCCAGCCTGCGGGGTAAGGAGGATTTCCTGGATATGTATAATTTCCATGACCTAACAGAAACCTTTGGTAGAGATATTGATTGTTGTCCTTATACAGACTATAAGGTTGCATTATGTATGAAGGATAAAGTTTGTTAGTTCCGAAATTATCTTCAATAGGTTGGTTCAATCTTGCTTGGTTTTTTTGTCCATCAATACTAAACACTGGATCTCCGCTTTCTGGAGTATCTTGTGATGCGGGGCTAACAAGAAACAGAACTGCAATCACTAACAGAATTACAACAATAGCTATTATTATCGTTATCGGTTCTCCTATGTTTACGATGAAACAAATCTTATCATTCTCTTCTAATTCAACCTCCCCCCATTCTTCCCTTAAGGGGTGAAATCTGTCTTCTCCCCTCATCAAAACACACATCCAAGGAGTTTCCTCCCATTCTCCTAGCATCTTGTTAGCGCACTCTAACAGCGTTCCCTCTGCCTTGTAATTAATGCACCTAGTTGCGTGCGGATCTTGTGCGTCTTTTGTTATTGTTACTAAAGCCATTCTAAAAAAGTTCCTTTAATTGATCTTGTTAATTCCGCTCTTTTTAGTGGCTCGTAAACCACTCCAAGTTTTCCAACACAATGTAAAACGCTTTTGGTTTCGGGGAAATAAACTCCCGTATGAATTGCAAAGCTTCCTCTCTTAAAAGAAACAACACAAAAATCTTTCGGGTCTTTTACCTCCTTTAGATATTTGCCTTTTATTTCTTCGGTCGCAGCGTTTTTGGATTTGTTAGTTGTTCTCGTTATATATTCAAAAGGCTTTGGTGTTTCAATTCCTAACTCCTTGTAAAAATACCAGACAAGCCCCCAGCAGTCAAAGCCATTACGATCTAGCCCCCCCGACAAATACTTGCACCCAATAAGACTAATTATTAAGGGCTGGGAAATCTTCGATGGTATAGAGTTTTGATGGATATCTTGCATTAACTAATGATCTGAAAGTTGCCCTTGCGTTAATCTGAAAAGGTGTGACTTGCACTCCAAGAACTTCAACTGTTAGAGGAGGATCGTTTTGAACTTTTGGAAATCCAGCAAAGTGGCTGTCATCGTTGCCAACATAAAGGTCATTTTCTCCTAAATAAATTCTGTAAACTAAGGTTATTGGAGCAGTGCTTTCCACTGGAACGCTTTTTAGAAACTTAGAAGCTTTTCCGTCAATGTTAGGGAAAGCAACATTAACAAAACTAACTCCGTCACTGTTTGATTGTGGCAGAGAAAGATTGAAAGAACCAGCTTCAAAAATTATCTTCTCGCTAAATCCGCTAGCGGTAGCCCAAGCAGTCAGAGGCTCTCTGTCATTTACAATATTTATAAATCCCCCCGTAGGGTGATAAATACTAACAGTTTCTAAAATTGGTATGTCTCTGTGATTCAGAGAGCCTACTTCTTTTAGTGCTTCAGCATAACTTGTATTCATTTGTTAGGTTATTTGATGATTAAAGTGCTATCCAAATAAAGTTATTTTCTTTTGCTCTTTCTTCTACATAAGCAGTATCTTGCTCCCCCTCTTGGCTTGTAGTGCCTCCCGTTGCAGAACCCGCATTTAGATCACTTGTTACAGTATAGGTATTAGAAGTTACAGCACTAACAGTATGCAGCTTATTATAAGCAGAAACGGAAGATCCTGCAATTACTGTATAATCTCCAATGCTTAAACCATGAGATACTGCAGTCGTTACTGTGAAATCTGTTAGGGTGCTTGCTATTGAGGTTATTACAATATCAATTCTATTTCTTGCGGGGAATAAAGCACTAGATTGCCAGCATGGGTTTCCTCCAATTTTAATTGCATTACCTCCAAATGCCAAAGTAGAATCTCCATACAAATTATCAACCACTGCTTTTAATGATCCAATAGTAAGGGAGCAATTTCGCCAGTCATTTTCACCTCTAAATGGAAACGGGCTGTCTCCAAGAATATTTATTGTTGTTAGGTTAGGGTTGTTTTCAAAATCAATATTTCCTCTTCCCTCGTCTGGTAAAACATTCGGGCAACCATTTATGGTAATAGTTGTTAGGATTTCATGACCAGATATTTCCAAGTCTGGATCTGAGCTAGTTGGGTTGCTACTAAAAAATTCGTATTCGCTCAAATCTATTATCTCAAGAGCATCATTGGTTTGCATCCTACACCTTTTTAGTTTGCATTTTGTTAGACTGGGGGCGGGGGTTGTTTCAATGTTTACAAGTGCGGGATTACTAGAAATTTCAAATCCTACAGAGGTTGTTGTCCAGCCCGTCATTGTCGCATCATCTTCAAGTTCTAACACGAGATACTCCAAGTTTGAAGTGCTAGCCATTCTTAATTGTAAAAAATTGTTTTTTATTGGATAGCGAAAAGTTCCGTTAGGCTCTGGCATTTGGTAATTAAGGCACTGAACAAAATCCATGACTCTCCAGTAATGCTTTGGCAGATTTGCTCTTGGGTCAAACTCGTAAAGAAGATAAGCGGCAAAATGACTTATGTATTCTAGAGTTTGTGCCTCATTTGGAGTTGGGTCTTGGCTGCTAATATTAGCGTAAGCATTAACAGTGAAGACTTCCTGTTGTGGTGTTTCTGGTAAGGTCTTCGTGCCAACACTTCCATTGGTAGATAAATAAATTGTTCCATCCCAAAACTGCCAAGCCACAGGAATAGTATTGTCTACTTTTCTGATTGTTGTTTTCAGCCTAGTTGCTGAATTAAAACCAGTGTTGTTAACATACTTCATCACAATAGTGTCTAACTCCCCTGCCACTGTTAGTTCTCCTACATTAATCAAGTTTGCTAACTCTAACTCGTCAATAGTTTCTACTTCTTTAAACTCTATTTTTGCTTGAACAGCTACAGAGCCAATGCTTCTATACTTGTAGGTAAAATCAGAAACAAATTTAACTTGGCATTGTGTTAGAACTTGTGCGCCTCCCACTGGCAAATCAATGAAAAACCAATCATTACCATTTCTTAGATAGTGCTTCCAAACTCCTTTAAAGATTTGGAATTGTTCTTTTAAAAATGAAAAATTTACAGTGCCTTCTTCTAAAGGTGTTGACCATCTTTGCCTTTGGACAGTCCTTCCAGACTCCATTTTTTTGCGTAGATTCTGGCTCTTGTTAGTTACGCTTAAAGTTGCTGGGTTAGGCAAGTTTGTATCATTCCAATCAATCATATTATTTTCTATTTAATCCGTAGTTGGTTTCCAATGCTGGAACAAAATCACCGCCTCCTTCTCTGGCTTCATTTGTTAGTTCAATCTTAGCTTGTGCTACAGCTTGCTCAACAATTATTTTGAAATTGCCGTCCTCGTCTTGCTCTGATTTAGCTTCTAACTGAACAGGGGCATTGTTTACGATTGTAACATTGCCACCGCTTTTCCCTCCCGCTATTGGGTTGTTAGCTTGAGCAAAAAGATTCCTTTGCTGAGTCTTGTTTAGAATCATTTCCCCGCTGTTGACTCTGCCTGTTAGCTGGTCACCTCCAAATGAAGAACCGCCTACAATACCGCCTTGCTGATATGCTGGGGGCTGTTGAGATTTTATCTGCGCCACTTGAGCTAGTCCATAAGCAATGCTTCCCGCTGCCGCTATTATGTTAAATGGAGGTGGAACTGTAGCCATAGCCTTAGTGGCACTCTGGAAAGTGTTTATTGTTGACTCTGCGATTGCAAAAGCTTGTTGCGCTTTAAATCCCTTTTTCCCAAATGCCCCAGCAAA